GCTTAACAAAACCATCGTATACCCAAAAACCTGATGTTGACATCCAAATACAAGCATTATCGGTAGTGGCTACTGCTTGCTTAGAAATAACACCACAACCAGTACCAACACGCTCAAAGCTATAGATGAATGGAGGACCAATGTAAGTGGCAGTATGTACATCCACATCAGTAAACAAAATAGTAGCACCACGAACCCGTTTAGCGCATTGCAAAGAGCCAATAGTCGTTAACTCAAAGTCACCAGCTTGATTGGTAGCAGCAGGAGTCCATACAGTATTGTTTTCTTGGTCACACCATTGGACTTTACGAGGATTACCACCCGCACCCAATGCAAATAAGAATCGTTCTTGAGTAGTAATTAAACCAGTACAGCTAGTTGGAGCATTTGTAATTGCAACCGCATCATTAGCAGTATTTAACTGCCATTCAAGCAACTTACCATCCTTGGATGAGCAAGCAACTAAATATTCACCCCAAGTATCCAAACTCCAAGTGGTAGCAGGAATAGTTTGGCCTAAATCTGGTTTAGCAATACCATAAGCATCACTACCATAAGCACCATAACCATATCCAATTTTTAATATTGCATCTGCATCACCAACAGTAAATGTAGCGGGAGTTATGTCAAATAAAGCACCGCCCTCATTCATTGCATATAACTTAGAATGTGTACCAATTCCGATAAGTCGTGCATTTGTATTATCTCTCCAGTTAATCAGGCCACGAGCCTTTCCTGTTAACTGAGATGTAGCACGTTTCCTCCATCCACCTACTGGACGGATAGTGTTTTCGTACCAACGTACCAAATTTGAGCCGTTCCAACGACCTTTAGACTGATATTCAGTCCCGTTTTTGTATACGCCTGGAGGAATTTGTAGTGGAATGTAAGCCATATCTGTATTCTATTCCCTAGGTAGGTTGGAGACAAAGCTAATTGTAGCAATTACAGATGGAATTGATGGCCTAGTTGGTGTTGAACTGGCAACGTAATGTTCAATATATGCCCCAACATCACTTGTTCTCCAGACAATTTGAACATAATCATTTGCATTTAAATCAACAAAGAAATTTAAAGCACAAATAGTATGAAATGGATCTCCTGCGGCTTTTCTTGGAGCTAACCCATATCTACTGTTAGATTTGTCTATGTTTGTGCCATTTTTTCTAAACCAAATGTCTATATCTTGAGAGCCATTAGTTGTATTTACTAATTGGAGAGAAAACTGAATGTTATAAATTCCTGAATCTGTAACATTAAGTCTTGAACTATTTGATAAAGTGACTCCATTTGCGAAATCAGTTGTATCAAAAGTTATAGGATAGGCAGTAGTTGTATTGGCAGCAATCTGATCTGTTCCATCTTGGAAAGCACCATAAGGGTTATTCAGGTACTTGCCACCTCTTGGTCCAATAACAGACTGTATTGAGTTAACTAATTTTGTAAAAAACAACCTCAAAAGTCCATTATTTTGATTCTGGAGACTCTGAGAATAGACAATTCCTGATGTACCTAAAGAAGGTATAGCAGGAATATCTAATTGTTGTTTAACATTAGCCATTACTTTTTAAGCCATGTCTGCCAAACAGCACCAGCAGCCATAATCAGCGCACCCACCCACAGAATAGGTTTAGCAGCAGAAGCAACCCAACCCAAGACTTTAAAAGCCCCATCTAAGGCGTGTATAGCCTCTACAAGACCACTTGTGTTCTTTTCAATGGCATCTACTTTAGTTTCGACTGCAAGCAGTCTTTCGTAGATTTGTTCGTGGGTGACTTCTTCCATGATTTTTATGCAGAAGCAACTTGCAATGGCGCAAGGTCTTCTGTTGTCCAAAAGTCTTTGGCAAGCATGATTTTTAAATGCTGTTTATTTCGTAATAGGCAGTCAGCCCAACTAGCATCACTCATCATTGATGGCTTGCCAGCATTGATTAAATTGACGCTATCCATTGCGGAAGAGTAGTGCTTGGCAATTTCTTCGGGTGTTATTGTTTCAATAGTCATTTCAGTTTCCTTTTATGGGTGTGATGCAACATAAGCATCAAACTTTGCGTTTAATTCTTGCAATGCTTTGACCAAAATAGGCACAAGTGATTCCCCGTTATATCTAAGTTTTTCGCTATCTTCGGCATCAATGATGACGGAGTTACTTCCTTCTAAAGCCAAAATGTCTTGTGCTTTAAAACCATACCGAACAGGACCATTTGTCTCAGTAGATTCACGAGATGCTTTGAACTGATACTGAACTGGATTCAATTGCTTAACAAAATCTAAACCATGTGGTACTGGAGCAAAGTTTGTTTTGTCTCTAGCATCAGATAACACAGTCCATGCAACTTGAATATACGCATTAGTTACATCCGTATGCCCCATCGAAATTCTGTTGTTCTGCGTTGTTATATTAAAAGCAGGCGCATTAACATCAGCGGCAGTCATCGGGTTTAATGATATATTTCCTGCTCCAGTTGAACAACTAAGCAATGCGTAATAACCAATACCCGTGTTATTTCCTCCAGTAGTATTGTCATTCAGCGCAAAAGCGCCTACTGCTGTATTTTGTTTACCTGTAGTAGTGTTTTCTTGAGCATTTCGCCCAATTGCGGTATTACTGCCAGAAGTGGTGCAATACCTAAGAGCGCTCATCCCAAAAGCTGAATTATTGTTGCCCGTATCGTTTGTGTTAAGGGCCAAACGCCCAAAAGCCGAATTAAACCCTCCAGTGCTAACAGTTACGCCAGCCTGATTCCCAAAAAAGCTATTGTTAGAGCCAGTACATACATCGCCAGCTCCATACCCAATCGCAGTCAAGAAAGGACTAGAGCCAGCACTCATCTTTCCATATACAGTACCTAGATTGTAAGGTTCAGCGGCAGAAGGACTAGCAGCAGCCCAAGTACCATCACCACGCCAAAATGTTGAGGAAGTAGCTGATGTTCCTGAGTTTAAATTTGTAACTGGTAAGTTTCCTGTTACGTTAGTAGCTAAATTAACAAAAGTTGTTGATGAAGTTCCAGTACCACCATTGACAATAGGTAAAGTACCTGTCACGCCAGTAGACAATGGCAGGCCCGTTGCGTTGGTCAAGGTTGCCGATGTGGGGGTTCCTAATATTGGAGTTACAAGTGTTGGGCTTGTTGCTAAAACATTAGAGCCAGTTCCTGTATTGGTTGTAAACCCAATAAAATCAAAATCCCAACTTGCAGCGGTTGTGCCACTTGTTAAAATGCAAGTACAAAGCGCAGTAGTGCCTGGCAATACAGTTCCAACCAAATTAGAACCACTTGAATTAACTGTTAAATTACCTGTTGAATTATTCTCAATTGAATAACTCAAGCCTAAAACTAAAGTGCTTGTCACAGGTAAAACAATAGTTTGTGTTGTTGTACCAGTAAAAAATTGCGTGTGTGTACTTGAGGCTGTAAAGGTGGTTGTACCTGCGGCTGTTGCCGTTGTGGTGTAGCCTGTTAAGTTAGCAAGTGCTAATGGCGCAGTAGCAGATCCAGTACCACCCTTGGTAACTTTAAGAACTGGACCAGTATCAAACAACCCATCAATAGAGTCTAGATCAGTATTGATCTTAGTACCCCATGAATCTGTTGATGCGCCAACTTCTGGTTTTGTTAAACCTAGATTTGTGGTGGTTGTATCTGCCATGTTTTACCCCTAAAAGACTTATTTAAACTGTTGTCCAAGACTCTGAAACATCTTCAATTGGAGTCCAAGTTTCAGATGTATCTGCTTCAGTTTCCCATTTCTTTCTAGCGTTAATAACAACACTAGAAGTATCAATAATTACTGCTGCAAAATGCTGTATACGATTATATTGAATGTTTAAAACACTTGTTGCAACAATATTTACATTACCAACTGCATCTATTCCACCTGCTACTGTTATTACAGATGTGTCAACTATTGCAACACCTGCACCTGCAATCTTTTCTGCACCTATAGATACTGTGCTAGTTGAGCTTATCTCAAACTGAGCATCTGTTAGCTTCTGACCAGCAACAACTACAGTAGACGCAGAGACAATAGCAAGCGCACCTAAGTACGCTCCAAAGGAGTATGCACCCCCACCATAATCACCACGCCCGTAAGCAGCCATGTTAGCTCAATGTGATAGACAAGCTACTAGCAGGAATGCGGAAAATATCGCCATCATTAATTGTTTTTGCAGTTGTTAATGGAGCCCAAGCAAGCAAAGTTCCACCAGTTGATGCGGTAAATATCCCTGCCCAACCAACACTTCCCCAATTTCCACCAGAGGCAGCGGCAAACTCGATTGCGGCAGCGTTCGTAAAAGTTGTTGCAGTACCGCTACCAGAGATTGTTCCCGCAGATACACGGGCATAACCACTACCAGATACTTCTGTACCACCACCAGTATCACTAGGTGCAGCAGTAAATAATCCTACATACCATGCGGTAGGGCGAGTAGCAGAACCTGTTGTGAACAAGTATGTTAGTGCAAGATTTTCTGTGTAGTCTGTAAAAGATGACATTTTTTATCCTAAAGATCGGGCACGAACAATAGGTGTAGAAGCAACAGAAGCCCTTTGATCTGCTATTTCTATGTCGCCAATGGAGTTTGTGTACAGCGTACTCCATACAGCAAGACGTTCATCGTCTTTCAAATATGGAGATGCTTCAAGCAATGCACCATATAAGTACAAGTCTGGGGCGTAAGCAAGAAGCCAGTTGCTTGTGTTTGAATCACTCAATATTGGAATCTTACCATAGTAAGTTAACTCGCCTGTATAACCAGTATCAGGCGTTGGAATAACTTGTATCTGAGTACCAATAATTGTATAAAACTGCGGTTTACCAGCAGCTACATAATTATTTGCAGATCCATAGTCGCCTTGATTCTGCGTTACATACTGTAGGTAAGTAATTGGATTTGTATTCAGTTGGAACTCTTTAGCCTGTAGAAAATCAGCAGGAAAGGCAAAATATTGAGTGTCTAAAGTAGCATTAGCCCTTTTTATCATTTGACGAACACGCAATTTACGATTGAATTTAGCTTCTGCAACAGTAATAAAGCTAGGAATAACAGAAGTCAGGTCATCCCGATTAAGATAATCTGCTATTGTTGCTTTAAGCCCTGCAAAAGTATCAATTGCCATTTTCTACATCCCTACACGCTAGTGTATGCTCATGTTTGTACTCAAATGTACCAATGTGAAAGATCTGCTTTGAAAGATCTTGATCCACATAAGTTTTATGCCCATTCTGGGCGGCTCTACGGCAAAACCATACATCTTCACCAATGTAGTCTTCCGCAGCGGGAACCCAAGGGATAGCAAACCAAGGATATTCCATAGATTTATAGACTTCGGATTTGACAAGCATTACACCCATTCCGCAGTAGTCTACTTCAACAAGCCCTGTTGAATTGTCCTCAGTATATACCCGATTTATAAATGTTGCATCCATATCTGGGGTATTTTTTTTCACCGCAATTGGCTCTGTCGGGAATCTACGCTTGGCATAGTTTCCACAGACAATACCCGTATCATGTTTTAACAAGCGAATGATAGAATCTTTTGGAAACCGCATATCGCTATCTAGCCACAGGGTATGGGTACACTCAGCCGCAATAGCATCCCTAGCCAAATCCTGACGTTGTGCTGACAACAAAGTGCCAGAGCTAGTGTAGATCACTACTTTGTGATTTGTTGTACCTACAGTAAATCCTACTAATCTAGCCAAATCAAAGGCAAATCCAGAATTAACAAAGTCCCGTGTTGGGACTAATATCCCAATGGTCTTACTATCCATTAAACTTCTCCAGGTCTTGTGCGAAATGCACGATTATCAGGGTCATTTAACCAACGCTTCATGTAAGCTTGGTCATCAAGTTTGCCTTCGGCTTTCATTTGATAGTACAAAGCCATAGGGATGGATGCCACATGGTGCATATCACCCTTCCAATTAGCCTTTTCATCAAACGAATTAAATCGTTCTTTGTTTGCTTCTACCACTTCGGTAGCATCAATGATTGTCTGAATGGTTGCCTCATCTTTTTCAGCATCGTAATGCCAAAGCTTTTTGGTCCCCATTTCTGAGTTTATGTCAAAGATTTTTGTAGTCATAAAAAAAGGGTGGGTTATTAGCCCACCCTGTTGTTTTCAGATTAGGTCTGAATTGTTGAGTTCAAGTCATAGACAGCGCCATGAGCTTTCTCATTCTTGATCTTCAAGCCCCACTCACACAAGAGCATACGCTTCTCGGCATCACCTGTCTTAGCCAGTTCAACTGTCTGGAAGGGACGCAGATAAGCAACTGATGCGTACTCAGGATCAAGCACAAAAACATCACGCTCACGTTGGAACCTGTTGGCAACAATATTTACGTTTCCGAAATCTGAAACATAAATATCTGCGGACCCAATGATAGTTGAAGGCTTTGCACCTTGAACATTGAAGCGGGTTGCACCGATACCAGCCATCTTAGACAAGTTCTGCTTGTTAACAGGACCAGCCATAACGATGGAAGGTGAACCGCCTTCTGTCCACACCTTCTGAATTACGTCTTTCAGCAATGCTTCGCTGAATGAACGCAAGTTAGTAGTTGTAGCATCAGTACGAGCTGCATCAGGGATAGTGGTGTATGAAGGATCAGAACCACCAGAACCTTCGCTTGTATTGGTCTTCAAGAAGGCCAACAAAGCGCCTGATTTACGGGCAGATGACGTAGAACCAGCGGCAGCGGCTTGGTTAGCCAACATTGTGGCCTCCATGTCACGCTTAATTTCCGCAGATTTTTTAGCCATTTGATAGCTCAGCTCAGAGCGACGACCTGCCTTGTCAACAGCTTCCAATGTACCAGCAATGATTACATCCTTACGGCTAATCTGGGTGTAGTTGCCCAAACGAACAGTAGCTGTAACTGCTGTGAAAGAAGTGATGTCATCGCCTTCAATCTGTGCATTGGTTGTGCTGGCAGCGGCCAGATCATCGGTTTGCCATTCAAAGAAAGTGTTGGTTACGTTCTCACGTCCAACATTGCTCATGAATGGAGTCTCTTCTGGAGAGATCTGATAGATAACATTTGAAAGATCTTCCCGAACGCCTTTAGCGTCAAATCGGGTGTACGTGTTTGTAATAGCAGCCATGATAGGTCCTTAAATAAATTTCTCGAATAAAGATGCGGCATCTCTGACGCTTCCAGTTTGTGCAAGACGCTTTTTTGCGTTATTTAAATCACTAGACTTAGAACTCACGCTACCTGCTGAACCAGGACTGACCATCTTAGGAGCCTTCTTAATCTTAGCTTGGAACTCAGGACGCTTACTCATCATCTGGTCATACTTCCACGCTTTGTGAAGCGCAAGCAATGCCCGTGAATCTGTAATCGTACTTAACTCTTGCTCAGAAAACCCTAAATTCTGACCATACTCCAATAAAGCTTTACCTTCTGCTTTGGCCTTCTCTGGAGAACTCCACTCTGGAATTTTCTCCTTCAAACTAGCAACTTCTTGAGCCATCACTTGTTGCAAATGCTTCTGTTGTTCAGCTTGTTGCATTTGGTTGAGCCTTTGTTGCTCTGCTTGTACTGCGTATCTCTGTTGTTGCCTACGCTGATGTGTTGTCCATTGACGGGCATATTCAGTCGGGTCTTCAACTTCTAAACGATTCCAATCAGGCTCTGGAGGCTCAAACTCCTGCAATTTCTGCTGTAATTGTCCTAATATCTGAGAGTATTGTTCACGCTCTCCACGTACTTGCTGAAACTCAGACTCGACTAATTTGCGCTCTTCTGCCAGTTTCTGCGTTTTCCGTGTGTAGTCAGCTTCACGTTGATAACCTCGGATAAGTTCATCCTTTGGGACTTCGATTTCTTTGCCATCAACTTTGACAACAAACTTCTCATCCCTAGGAGTCTCTTCTTCGTACTCTTCGTCTTCGCCTTCTACTTCCTCAGAAGCTTGCACTACTTCGTCTTGCGGCTCCGTAGCTTCCACTCCCTCAGACTCAGGTTCGGGTTGCCCCTCCTCTGGTTGCGCCTCTGCACCAGTGTCAACGCCCTCTTGAGCGTCTAGCATGGAAGCAAAGCTTTGCGCTGCTTCATTTACTGTAATCGAACCGACTGCGTTTGCGTTATCGGACATATTTACCTCTTAGTTTAACAATCATTTGTTTGGGGGTCTTCCCCGTCTACGAACAAGGGCAACTTCTGCCATCTTGCCTGTATCCATAACAGAGCGTAGTTTTGTTCTCAGAATGTCTACTGTCTTAAGAAGCAAATAAGCTTGCTCTCTAATAGGATTCTCCATTAATTTGGAAGACCTAATCTCAAGATAACAATCATCTTCAATACGTTTAAGCATTTCATTAAGGAGTTCATCCTCAAGAAGTAACTTTGCTCTGTCTCCTCTTGCGAGGTTAATTTCTAGATCGTCCATTTACATCATTGGTTGGGGCTGTTGAGGGACTTGCGTCTGATTCATTGCAGCCTGTTGACGGATTAATTCTCGGTCTGTATTCATTGCGGCATTAATCTCCGCACTTTGAATTTGTACACCATATTTCAATTCTAGCTCATATCTACGCAAAATACCATCTTGTTCAACACGATCTCTTTCACGATCATCAGACATAATCATTTTCTGGCGCTCTAAATCTAATTCAGCGGCTTTCTTTTGAATATCCGCTTGAATAGATTGAACCTGAACTTGAGCCAACATCTCCTCTGGAGTGGGCTTTGGCTCTGGAGGTGGCGGTAACTGGAAGTCAACAGGCAACTGGTTAAAGTAATTCTGTGAATCTTTAATTCCCGCTAACTGAAGCAACTTAGTTAATGTGTTTGTATACTGTGGCAAAGAAACAACAGGATTATTAACGCCAGTTTCTTTAATCAGCATTTCCTGACGCATAGCCACTTGATTCAATATATTAATTCTGTCTTCAAGAGTGCCATCACCAACGCCTACATTAACGATTACATCCATCTTGGCATCCCAAGAACGGGGGTCAATTGGCACAAATGTATTACGCAAACGAATCATTCGCTCTTTATCTTGATTCTCAATAACGAGTTTCAAAATACCAGTAAACAATTTACGCAAACCAGTTTCAGCAAATGTTCTGGCAATCATCTCAATATGCTGATGGGCGGCATTAACAGTAGCAGATACTGCGGCTTTAGTAGTGCTTTGCAATGCGTCTGCATCTAAGCCAGAGGCGGCCTTAGAAATGCCTGTACGGGTCTGTTTAATGTCATCCAAGTAGTCGAGCATTGGGAACGCTGCCTGACCAACAAATGGAGTGGTGAACGGCTGAACCATACCTGGCGCTCTCATGCGAATAACAGCACCAACTTCTGTATTCAATACGTCTTCCATGTTGGCCTGACCCTCAACAATCGCTGTACGGGGGTGGATAGATTGTGCCAAAGAATCTAGGATGCCACGTTGGACATTGGATTTAATACGCTGAATATCCATGACCACATCAGCAGGACACATACCAAAAAAGGTATGGGGTTCTGGATCTGGGCAGAAGTCAGCAAACTGGCGGCTATCAACAATTTCATTGCGGATAACTTTGTTGCCAGTACCAACTGTGCAAATCCTACGCATCTCAGCAATGCCATCGCCATCAAAGTCTACCTTTAAGTAGCCTTCAATATAAAGAACACTTTTGCTAGATGGATCACCATTGTTTGCAGTACTGATAACAGCAAATGGATTACGTGCTTGGTATTCTTCATTGTTGTCAAAGTCATTACCATTGCCCGCAACCTCAACCATTTCATCGTAGTCATAGCCCATTGCGACTAGATCGGAAACAGTCTTCATAGCCCTGTGGCCTACAAAAGTAGCCTCATCAATTGACTTTGCTCTGCGGTCAATTAAGAACTCTTCTGGGGGTAGAGCCTCAATCTTTACCTTGCCAGATTTGATTCTGCGCTTGATCTCCACATCGTACATCATAGGAGGTGGAGTCATAATTCCTTGGGCAAGATTCTGTTCTGCCATGCCAGGAATCGGATACTCACGCACCGCAGAAATCTCAATGTCTGGGTCTTGAGTCAGGAACATCATTGTCTGCTCATCAAGCATAGAGAAAGACTCTGCTTTAACTTCAACAGACTCATCCCACCAATACTTGACAATACCTACTTTGCGTACCAAAGCATCTTTAAATGCTGAGTGGAGAATCTTAAAGCCTGGGTTATCACGCTTGAAAATAAAGTCAACATAGTCTGTAGCTTGTTCAGCAGAAGCAATGTCTTCTGGTCCTTGGGGAGCGAACTCAACCACACGCTCTGGGCCAAAGAAAATACGCATCAGGCTAGGCAAAATGCCTTGCACAGTATCACGTACATCCATTGATACTACTTGTGAACGGCCTTCTTCTTCATCGCCAAAAGGTAGGCCATAGTAGTATTCAGTAGCTAACGCTCGATTGCCACCAATGTCATCATCTATAAAAGAAATAGCGTCATAAATTTCAGAAGAAATAACGCCTTGAAGTTGCTCTTCTGACATTACCTCATCTTCTTGCATCTCGCCTTGCAAGGTTTCAGCCATCAACATTGGGTTATCTTGTTTCATTTGTAGTCCTTATCGAGCGCCAAAGTATGGCAAGAGTCCCTGAGATGTACGTCCATAACCCTGAAGCATTGATGGAATGCCACCCATGTAGTCGCTCTGAGTAAAAGTAGGTTGTTGCGCTCCAACTACGCCTTGCTGTAATGCTGGCGCTTGCATCATTGCTCCACCAGAAGATGGGCGCATCTTAAAATTTTCATCTAAGTTTTGAAATCTAGTATCAAAGTCTGCAGCTTTAGGCTCAACATATCTACGTCCACCTGGGCCTTGCGAAAAGGTCATGCTTTGTGGATCTTTTTGAAACTGATCGAATACAGAATTATCTTTAAAAATAAGATTTCCGTAGCCACCAACATTGACAGACATACTAGGACCATTAGGATTTTCTAACTCAAACTTCCTTTTATAGTCTTCTTTTTCAGCATCACTAATAATAGAGTTGATTAGATCATTCATCTTCGCTCTCCGTGTCGTATTCTGTCTTAGCCATCATCAACATATTCTGCTGATTCTTGGTCATCTTCTTAGTGATGGGGCCACCAGATAGCCATGCTGAACAGGTACGCTCACCTGCACACTTAAAGTCAAACAGTTCACAGTAGCCAAGATTAGCCGCACCTTGTACGTCTTTGGCGTAGCCATCAGTCTCTTCATCAATACCTTTGAGGATGCAATCTAGCATCTCAGGTGT